CACCTCGGCCACCTGTCTACTATGAACATGGTAATGTGAAACATAATCAAACCACCGGTTGCCACAACCACCGCTATCAAACCTGCATCACTTGCGTTCCTGATCAACTTCTTTCGGCGTCGGAGTTGTTCGTAAATCATTTTCTCACGCTGCTCTTTTACTCTCCGGCGCATCTGGATAAACTCGATGTAGCCTTCTCTTCCTAGGTGCTGCAATGGCCCGTAATGGAACCAGTGGTAGAGAGTCTTCTCCATCTCTTGGATCTTAACCTGAGCGGCGTAAGCATCAAACGCCTCTACGGTGGCTGATTTGGAAAAGGTAATCTTCTTGAAGATTGAAGGTCTGGCCTGCTCCCCGCTCACCCATTCCTGAATGTCAGCAACCGCCCCAGCCCATTTACCGAGTTGTCCAAAGACATCCTCGGCTTCTCGGCCAATCTCAACCGCTTTCTTAATCCCATTGAATACAGCAGTAGCGGTTGCAAGGGCGGTTACCGGATCAATCATTCCACGGCAGGGGAGGGCTAACAACTACAGGGTTCTTCTGAAGGTAGATCTGCTGCTGCACTGCGGCTTCCGTCGCCGCCCTGTCTACGCCATTCGCCCAGATCCAGCCCAAAACTTGATCCTTGGTCAGACTGTTGTAGTCGGTGAAGTTAGCGGGGTCAGGCGCGGGGAGAGAGCAGGTGGAGTAGACAGAGGCAGAGTAGGTCTTGTCACCATCTACTTCGGTCTTGGAAACGCGCCAGTGGCATTGATACACAACATCGCTCAGGTTGTCTTCTGAGACTTTGCAATCCATCGCCGATACGGTCCATTCCATGATTAAGCTCCTTTGAGTGCGGCCACTTCGGCCTCTAGGGTTTCAATACGGGCCATTGCTTCTTGCAGGGCGACAGCGGCTTTCATCAGCAGCACAGAGGTCTTGACTGACTTCGTGGTCGTGCCAAGGTCGTTGCCTTCAGCGTCGCGGTCTTGATGTTCATCTACTAGACCGGGAGAGGTCAGCTCTACTTCCTGCGCCACCACGCCCAACTGGACAAGACCAGAAGGATCGTCTTTCATCTTGAACTTGCGGAAGCGCAGCGCCTTGATGTCTGACCATTGTGAACCTGCGTCCACAATGTCGGTTTTCTTTCTGGCGTCCGAAATAGCGCCGTAAGAGTTGTTAGTGTTGGTTACATTGCCGGAATCGGCCACTAAAAATTTATCTGCTGCTGCACCTTCGTTGTAGTAACGAATAGCAAAAAAAGTCGCGTCTGTAGTATTTCTAGCGACACGAACTTGAAGGCCGTTTCCTGTAAAAGACGCATTCGTTGCTCTTATTACGACAGCCGCATTGCTTGCGTCTGACGAATCTAATTCGTGATAACTCCCCGTACTGGCAAGGTATGTCCCATTATCACTCGCCTTAAAGTACCCACCGCTGGTGATACGGGCGCGTTCGGTGGGAGAAGAGCCGCCAGAACGAGTAGAGAAAATTATGGCAGGTGAGGCATCGCTAGAGATTGATGCGTTAATCGTCCCGCTTGGTGCGCTAGTTCCATCATCCCACCTGATTGTATTCATGCTTCTGCTTAGAAGCGTCAGGTTGGTAGAGTCCAATGTCAGTGATTGGGTGAAGGAGATCGCGTTGCCTGCGGTGCCGGAGGGGGCGGTGAACCATTTAAAAACACCAGCATCTTGTGAAAATGCTGTAGCCGCAGCGGAAGCAATGTAAATGTTAGTGCCGGACGAATTAACAAACCAGTTATTTGCTAAAACAGTTTGTGTTGAATCACCAGCAACAACTGCTCGCGCATTAACTTGCTGCGCCTTATAGGCGCTATTCCACGCACTAGGCGTCACCCCCAGACCGAGGTTGCCGGAGGAGTCGAGGGTCATGCTGTCGGAATAAACGCCTGTGCGGAAAAGAATCTGGTTTCCGTCAATAATCAGGTTGTTTGTGCTTGTGCCATTTAACGACTGCAAATAATTTACACCGCCGGTTGTCCCAAGTTGGATGTTTACCCCATCGCCAGCGGAATTACTGCTATAGCCATTTACACGAATTCCACCGCCAACAACAGCTAGTTTTGCGTTGGGCGAACTCGTCCCAATACCCAGACCTGTGCTGGTCAGGCGCATTTGTTCTGTGCCAGCAATTAAAAATCGTGTGTTATTTGATCCGGCAGAATCAATAATGGTCGCAAATGCCCCGTCGTAGAGATAACCAATTTCACCGTAAGACACTGCGGTGTTACGGAAGCCAATCCGTGCGCCAGTACCAACGCCGGCGCCACTATTATCAAAGTACGCGGGATAAGTTGTGGCCGCGCCTGTTGTTGCGGTTGCTACCAGCGTTGTCCCATCAAACGTCAGCGCAGACCCAGTGGTCAGGACTTTGGAGGCATTTAAAAATGCGACCCCATTCGCGGTCCCCCCCGAAAGAATAGGGTTGGCTGTGAACGACACCACACCAGTGGAATCTGCAAGCTGCATCCCGGCAGTGCCGTCCTTGGCCTTGATGTTCGTGACTTCGAGGTTGGTCAGATCAAGCGTTGTGACGTTAACGGTTCCATTGAAGGTTGTGGTCGTTCCGTCGCTAGATCCAATCGTGATTGTCGTCGTGGATCCACTAACGCCGCCCGTGCCTATGTTGATTGTCTTGGTAAGAGCGTTCTCAGTGGCCCCTGAACCGACGTTTAATGTATGCGTTTTGGTCGAAGCATCCAGCGTAATCGCCCCGGTTGCGGCGGTGCCGCCCAACACAAACGTGCCAGTGGTTTGAGAAGCGCCAAGAGAGATGTTTTGGGTTGTCGCGGAAAGCGTGAACGCTTTGGAAAAGTCAGTTGCGCCAGTGGAGTCAGTCAGCACCGCGACCGCTGTACCGTCATTAGCCTTAATGTTAGTGACTTGTAGGTTAGTAGCAGTCACCAGAGGAGTCAGTACGGACGTATCGCAGTACAGAGTTCTCCATGAGTTGCCAGACGAACCAAGATCACGAGCGTTATCCGTAGAGGGGAGAAGATCGGTATTGAACCGCGCTGTAGCGGTAATGGTGTCTGAAGTAGCGTCACCTAACGTGGTGTTTCCATCGACCGTCAGGTTTCCAGAAATGTGACCATTTACAATGGTGGTCACGCAAGCGTTGACGTTGGTGCCATCACAAAATACAAACGCCGTATCCCCAGCAGGAATAGCCACGCCAGTCCCTGCGGACGTTTTAACAGTAACCGCGAACGACGTACCGTTCTTGACCACATACAACTTCGATGCCGCGGGGCAGATGACCTCTCCCGCTCCGGTAAGCGCACTACCGCCAGACCCTGTAGCAAGAACCAACATCGCACACCGAGCTTCTGAACTTGTACCGTCAGCGGTGGTAAGGGTGTGCGCGTTTCCGGGCGAAGCTGTCCATGTATTGATCGTAGACAACCCGGCTACCGCCTGCTCAACCATAGAGGTGATGTTGTCGTTAACAACAGTACCCCAAGTACCGGAAAGCTCCCCGGTGACAGGCAGGGCAAGTTTCAGAATTGGCGTGTATTGGGTCGTCACGTTATTGCTCCGTTTGTTGCCATCCCGGCGTCTGGGTGTTGGTTATATCGCCCCACCCCGGTGATTGTGTGTTCGTTACGCTTCCCCATCCGGGGGTTTGTGCTGTAGTGTTTGCAGTCCAAACTGCGCCTTGTGTGGATGTCACATTCTGCCAGTTAGGGGTCTGCGTGTCATCCACGGGTTCCCATAAGAATCTGCCACTTATTGCATCCGCGCCTACTGCGGTTTCCTGTATTACCGGGTTTAACTGACCAAGGTTAGAAACTACATCCGCGCCCAGCGCAGATTCAACAATTGACGCATAAGGCCGGAAGATAGCCGAGATGCTATCTAAACCTGATGCAGTTTCCTGTATGGCTGATTGGAATGTGGTGCCCGTGCTTACCGTATCAGACCCCGTAGAGGTTTCTAATACGATAGAACCAAACTTTGCCAGTGCTGAGACGACATCCGCGCCCGTGGCGGATTCAGCAATGCTTGCGCTGGGCTTGAAGATGGCAGATACAGAATCTGCCCCAGTCGATACCTCGGCAACTGCAACACCAAACGCTACACCTGCCGAGATACTGTCCGCCCCGGAGGACGTTTCTACTACTAATGCCTCAAAAGATACATCTGCTGCTACGCTGTCTGCACCTGATGATGCTTCTACTACACTAACCGGGAACGTCGCTAACGCTGAAACCTGATCCGCGCCTGTAGCGGTTTCAAGGATTGAAGATTGAACTGAATATAGACTCGATACTTCGTCCGCCCCGGTAGATGTCTCTGTAGCATCTCGGTCTACAACCGAGCATCCCCACCCGGCTTGGCCCCAAGTGCCAGATCCCCATCCGCCATCGGGCACGGTTCATCCTTAAGCTGAAAGGCTGAATTGGTAAGTTACATTCAACACATCACCAGATACAACCGACCGATCTCCCGGCGCTTGGAAGTCAGCAGCAGAGAAAAGAGTACCGGTCGTGCCGCTCTTAGTGTTATTTGAAGTCAGGAACGCTCCACCGACCGTCGTTGTCCCGTTGATGGAAAACACCGCTTTGCTAGCCGTGTTCGTAACAACAGAGGGGTTTGCGTTGGTAGCAGCAGCGAACGTAGCAGCAGGGCGAGTAGCTTCCGTATAGTCCGTTACTTCCGTCCACCCTGCATGAGAAGACATCGTGTCACCAGCGGCAGGGCTATTCGTAGACCCAGATCCATACAGACCGATGTACCACGTAGTAATCTGTGCGGTAGACGTAAGAGCGGTTCCGGCCATGTACTGAAGACCGACGTTAACTACAAGGTTAGGTGTCTCTGCCGTCCACTTAAGCTTGCCGTCTTTATCAAAACATTCGACGATGTACTTGCCGGTCGCTTTTGCGCGTTCTTCCATGATTTACCTCAGTTGCTGGAACGGAGCAAAGCCGTTGTAGCTGTATTCCCCGGCATTGTGACCGTAAATGTATTAGTGCAGGTTTTGTCTGAACCAAAGTCTAACACCGCAATAGATCGGTTTGCTTTGCTGGCATTGTAAAGCAGCGCGCATCGCGTGGTAAACGCCGCCGGAACCCACAAAACATTGTTAAACGTTACAAACGCGGTGTAACCGCTGCTACTAATAGCCGCCCCAGTGACTACATTCCCACCGGCGGAATAACCCGTTCCAGTGATCTCATTAGCAGTGGTATAAACGGTTGTCGATTCGTCTAGATTCGCGTTTGCCGTATACAGCGCAAGCTTTAACGTGTCCGTTAGCAGGTTATGAATGGCTTGATATAACTCTGCCTTAAAGCTCGTAGTCTGCGTCTGGACGATCATTTGACCGGATTCCTTACCTGACCGTCACGATAAGCATCCATACGCTGCTTACCATCACCCAGATTCTTGAGCAGCAACAACGATTGTCCGTACATGTCGTTGTACACCGCAACCTGATCCTGCTCTAACTTCAAGAATCTAGCCGCTTCTACCAGCGTTCCATTTAACAACGCTGAGTCAAAGTTATCCCCAAGCCAAGTAACACCGCTGGCATTCGTAACCGTCACAACAGGAATGCTAAATCCTGAACCCGTTCCACCGATACTGGACGCAGCACAAGACAATGTATTCCCAACCGCATAGAACACGCCAGGATTCTGCACCGTCACAGACGTTACCGCCCCTCCTGATACGACAATCCTAGCCGTCGCACCAGAACCTGATCCACCCGTCAGCGGAACATTCACATATGTACCATTCGTATACGCCGAACCTGCTGTGATGGCCCCCAGCGTAGAGATCGCGCTCTGAACAATTGATTCTGGGTAGTAGTAATAATGAAGCTCTGCGTAATAAGCGGTATCTGGCGTTGGCCCGACAATGAAAGAAAGCTCAGTTTCTAAATCTGACCGGGGGCCAAAGATGGCGTAGTGCTGAGGCTTGCCTGTCGAGTTCGGCGGAGGATATGCTTCACGGATGAAGTTCACATCCTTATTCAACAGGTACGTATATGTACCGGTGTTGATGTCTCCACCCGCTACCCCCGTAATGACCGCGAGGGAATAAACAGACAAGAAGTCCGTAGGAGCCGATAAGTACTGATTGTTAGCTGTAAATTGTCCGTAGACGTTCTTACGCAGGTTGGCAATCTGAACAGTGTTGTAGATCTTCTGCTCAGCCTGCCTGACCAGCATAGCCATCTGGTCATCGGTAAAAGTATTCTCAACGATGTCTTGGACATTAACTGCTAACTCTGTGTACTGCATAGCTTACGCCATCGGCCCGCGAGCCATCACGCCTTTGGTTGCTGCACCCGTACCACGAACCTTGATCCCGGAAGTCTTAACGTTCTTTTCCGGATATCCCGAGTTCTTAAGGTCTACCTTCGGGGCAGGTTTGGGCTGATTGGAATTTTTCTTCATCTCAGATCCCCGACTTACGAACCGACCGCATGGGTTTCATTTGATTGGCAACCTTAGCGAGGTTCCGACCCATCTCTTTCATCTGGAGATTAGTCTTACCACCCCTAGCAAACTTCGTAAGAGGTTTACCGGGGTGCATCGCTTTCTCGTGTTTGTGAACCGCTTTCTTGGCGTCCATGATAACTCCTACGTTGTTACTACTGACACAGTTCCAACAGATGTGATTGCTACAAGATAGTTAGGCGTCAATCCAGCGTCACTAGAACTTGCCCCGCCAACCGGATTCCATCCCCACTGTATATCTCTAGACCCACCGGAAGGAAACCCGTCTTCATTCGTTCCTGACGTTACATACGTCGTATCCCTTCTGGGATTACGCAAAGCCTGTGGGTCATCTACAGGATACATCCCTAATTGCAACTGGGGATGATCTGGATCATAGCATTCAGTACAAACCAGCAGGTTATAACGTTTAGTCTTGATTATCTCTTCGCGCAGGGCTTGCAGCTTAAATTGCTGACCGCAGCGATCACACATCGCAATCGCTTTTTTGCCACTGGCAAATCTATTACCCATGATTACGAACTAGCACCGCCGATAAACATCTGCCTCGGAACGAAACGAACTGCGGCTTTCTCCCTGTCTTCCCCGGCTGCAATATTGAACTGCTCGTCGTATACCTCTTTCAACATAGGTACACGGTTCATAAGCTCAGGCACTTTCATGGCAATGTGATATGCAAGCCCTGCTACTAAGCAAGGTAAGAACCTAAAGTTCATATCTGCCGTCTGCAAACCTGCTCCGGCGTCCTGTACGCGCCTCAAATACCAATACACGAATTGGTACGTCTGCGTGTTATCCGGCGTGGGCCATACAGTGACGGCAGGCAGGTTTGGATTAAAAACAGCAGCCCCACTAGAGTGAGACGCAGCAGTTGTTCCGTTCTGCGCTCTAAACACGTTACCTAGCGTATTCCCGTCTAGGTATCCGTAAGCAATATCTTCGCTATCAATCCGGATAAATCCAGCATACGGCAGACCAGCAGTAGAACTTAACGTAATCGTCGTCGTGGAAGAGTTAATAGATCCCGACAACGTAGCCCCGGTGGGGCTTACAGATCCTGAGAGCCTCTGAATCCAAACCTGAATAGGTCTGGCCTGTTGTAACTTATTAGGGATCGTAGCGTACGTAGATACGCTAATCCGCGTAATGTTTAAGTCAGCCTGTGTGGACGATGAATTAGCTCCCGTCCGGATAACCTGTTCTAACAGGTCAATCGTATCTAAAGGAAGCGCATAAGTATTGAGACCGGGAGTCAACGTAATGGCACCTTGGTTGAAGGTCCACATGTTGATACCACGGTTCTGCCACTCTATCGTCATCAGGTTCATAGACCTGCGGGCTGTACGCAAGTCATAACCTGACCGCATTTCCCGGCCAGCACGTTCCCACGCTTCTTCAGCGATCTCTGTAAATTCGAGGTTGAATAGCGTGGTGCCGGAGGTGGTCATCTAAATCTCGCTGTCTTTTCAGCTATCTTTTTAGGCTGAGCTACAAACTGCTTACCTTTGGCTTTTCCGGCTCGCTTGACCTTCGTAGTTGCTGCGTACTCTTGCGGGCTAAGAGACTTAATAGCTGCCTCTGGGAGATACCGCTCGCCCGTCTTAGATGACGGCTTACCGGACCGTGTGGTCCATTTCTGGCTACCCCAGTCCTTGAGCGATTTCTGCGGAGCTTTCATTACACCATTCTGCCGCGAGTTTTGCCGCGCTGCGCTATACCATCACCGCGATGCACTTTGCCGCCATGACTGTAATTTGTCTCATCCCGAGGCTGCATAATCGAGTAATACCGGTTACCGCGTTTCTCTATCTTTGCACCGCGCTGTTTTTCAGCCTCAACAGCTTTATCAAACGTTGGGTGTTGAGCGCCTTTTAAAATGACATACGCGCCTTCAGGAAGATTGTGCTTTAAACGATCAGGCTCACTAACCGGAGCAACGGAACCCCAGTGTCCATCGTCTTTACTGGGCTGCATTTGATTAGCCCGAGCGGTTTTATAGTCGTACTCGTCACCTTCGGGATCAAAAGGCTTATTGTTAGTCACGGTAAGAACCGCCCTTAGCTTTGTATTGCTTAGCAAGAAGCTGGGCCTTACGGCCCGACCATTCCCCTGCACCTGTACCCTGAACCGCCTGAGCCTTGATCTTGTTGAACAAGGCTTTGCGCATCCCGGGCTTAGTGTAGTTGCCAGCTTCGTTCACGCGGCTGACCTTTCCACCTTCTGCATACTCGTAGAAAGCAGTATCGTCCCGCCGCTGCTTGCGCTTGGGCTCGGGCATTTTGTTGGGGTTGATCGCCCCCATGCCACGTGAAGCCATCATCTTGAGTACCTCCAAGCGTAAACATTGACGCTTTAAACAAACTTGCCGCGCGTCTTGCCGCGTTGAGCAACACCATCAGCGCGCCGCGAAGCAGAGCTAACTGCTCCGACTTTAGCATAGCCTTTGACAGCGCCACCGCTTTTAAACGGGGGCATTCGCCCCATTGACGGAGACATTCTGGGCAGGCTTGACGCGATCTGGGCATCTTTCTGCTGTTGCAGTTGATCAGCAGCCGCTCGTTGTGTTTGCGCATCTTTCTGCTGTTGCAGTTGATCAGCAAGAGCTTGCGTTTTGCCTAGCTGCATTCGCTCAGCATCTTTCTGCTGTTGCACAGCGTCTTGTTGCAAGCTGGCGTTTGCAGGACTAGGCCCGGTTTTCCTGCCTGTAACGGTTCGCATCCGCGGCGGGGGAGGAGCAAAGGCGCGTCGTTTCATAAACATTTTAAATTACCTTTCCTTTGGTCTTGCCTCGCTGAGCACAGCCATCTGCCCGCTTAGATGCGGAGCTAACAGAACCGCCTCCGGCGTAACCAATCGAGCCACCTTTAGCACGACGCATAGACCCGCGAGACTTATCGTATGCCTCTTCCATCTGCCGCATCATCCGCTCATCATCAACCTGAGCTTTCATCCGCGCCTCTTCTTCCGGCGTCGGAATCATAATATCTCGCGGTGGAGCCGGACGGGGAGTAGGGCCAGCTTCTTTACCTCGCCGGAACTCATCTTCTATCACAGGAGCCATCTCCCGCCGCTTAGGCGGTTTGGTTCCCATCGAGTGATACGGGGCGTCCTCGTATCCCTTTTTCATTCCGCGCAGAGTATTAGGCATATCAGCACTTCCCGCCGCCCATCATGCGGACCTGCATAGCTTTGGTCTTGCCTTTCTTGGCAATACCGTCAGCAGCTTTGTGCCCCGGTGCAAGACCGCCGGATTTGTAGGTCATGCCGCCGCCCATCATCTTCTTGGCCATGCCGCCCGCCTTCATCTTGCCTTCGCCATCGGCCGCAAAAGCGGGAACTTTTTTCCCGTCTTTCATAACCATTGGCATACCGCCAGAAGCGTAACCGCCTTTCTTCATGCCCATCTCGGCCATCTCATGCTTGACCATAGCCTTGGGAGCACCCTTCTTTTTCATGAAGGCCACTTCTTTACCCATCATAGCTTTCGATTCTTTCATTTCGCCACCTTGGTTGAATTTACGGCCCTTATCGGCCTGCATGAATTCCTTGCCAACCTTTTGTGGGATGCCAAGGCGTTTAGAAGCTGCGGGGTCATTGGCGACCATCGCCATCAAGTTGTGTTGAGCTTTGGTCTTGCTTGGCATTTGCCCTCCCAGTAAAACCTTTTACTGTGTCGGTTTCCCAGATTCGGATTG